GAGAACATCGTGACTGAGGCCGCGCCGGCAGCACCCGGCGCCTAACCCGCTCACCCCCGAGATACCCGCCCCCCGACAGGACATGCCATGAGCCTTGCTCGTCGCCACCGTGAAGCCACCTTGGCACAACAGACGGCATCTGCTCCTGCATCGGGGGGCGGGTTGCATCCCGCCGCAGTCGGTCGCCCGGCCGCGGCGGGATCCCCTGCCGATCGCGCACTCGCAGAAATGAAGCTGCGCCTGCGCCACGATCTCCAGCGGCTCAAAGAGATCAAATCGATCCAGCACAAGATCGCTGCAAAGCGGGACATGCTCCCCGCCTACCGCGCCTGGTGCGACGGCCTGCTCGAGGCCGGTCGGATGACGAACGGCAATGACCTGTCCGGGCCGGTCGACGAAGTCCTGCCGACGATCATGGTCTGGTCGATCGACACCGGCGACTGGACGCGAGCGCTCGAACTCGCCGCACACGTCCTCCGCTTCCGTATTCCGCTACCCAACCGATATGAGCGCGACGCGCCGACCCTGATCGTCGAGCAGATCGCCGAAGAAGCGATCAAGCTGCAACAGGCCGGCGAGGTCTTCCCGTTCGACGTGCTCGAACAGGTCGAAGATCTGACGCGCGACGCCGACATATTCGACCAGGTCCGCGCCAAGCTCAACAAGGCGATCGGCGCCGAAATGGCGCGTGAAACAGAAACGATCACGCCCGGCACTCCGGAATTCATCGTCTCGGCCGAGCGCACGCTCGCAGTGCTGCGCCAGGCGCAGAAGCTGCACGACCGCGTCGGCGTGAAGGACAAGATCAAGCGGCTCGAGCGCGCTCTCGCGCCGCCCAAGCCGACCACGAAACCCGCCGGCGCTCCGCCGGCTGCATAAGCTGCCTCCTCGGCGCTCGGGGGCGGATCACACGCGATGGGAGGGCGCTTCGGCGCTGAGGGCCATCGATCGTCCTGATCCCCACCCCCGTTTATTCTCGAAGGATCTATCTGTGGCGTTCGTCATCAATGCGCTGATCGACCTGTGCGGTATCGTCGTTCTCGGCATCGCGCTTCTGCACGTCGTGCTGGGTTTCGTTGTGCTGGTCATCGCCCGTAAAGGGGACCTGCCCGTTGAGTTTACTCCGCGGCAGGTCGGCGCATGCGCGATCTGGATCGGGGCGCTGATGGCTTGGCAGTCGATCGTGGCCCTACTCGATTCGATCAGGCTATGAGCGGGCTAGTCGTGAAAACGGCGGTGGTGCCCGGTACGGCACCGATCGTCGAAATCCCGGTCGCAAACGACGGCTGGTTTCCGGACATCGATCCCGTCACCCTGCGCGACGAATACCGGATCCGCGACACCGTGACGGCCGACCGCCTGCGCAAGGCGATCATCGGCGCGATCATCACCACCGGGAACCAGCTCAGCGTATGGCAGGCCGGTCACATGGCGGCAGGTCGCGTATCGCTGGGATCCGTGCCCGCGCCCCTGGTCGATGGCAAAAGCCGCCTCGTGCAGCTCTACGCCCGCGCGATCGGCGCCTATGTCAAAGCGGATCTGGTCGAGACCTATCGCGACGTCGACATGACGACGGCCGGCCAACGACAGGTCGAGGACCTTGAGCCATCGATCGGCGAGCTGCGCCGCGACGCCATCCAGGCAATCCGCGACATTCTCGGCCGCGGCCGCGTCGACATCGAGCTGATCTGATGGCCGAGACGGTCACCGCTCGCCAGGGCGAGACGCTCGACGCGCTGATCTGGCGCACGCGCGGCCTCGGCCCGAGCAACCTCGGCCCCGTGCTGACCGCGAACCCCGGCCTCGCCGCGCTGGGCGCCGTCCTGCCGACCGGCACGCCCGTCATCCTGCCCGACGTCGCACCGATGCCCGTCGTGCGCGACATCATCCAGCTCTGGGACGACTGAAACATGAAGGATTTACTCCACGATTTCGGGACGTGGCTGTTGGCGTTCGTCGTCAGCCTGATCCCCGCCGGCCTCGGCGCTGTCGTCAGCCTGCTTGTCGAAGTCGGTCTGACATGGGGCCAGCGGTTCGCCCAGGTCTGGGTCGGCATCGTCGTCAGCTACTTCGTTACCAACGCGGCCGGCGCGATGTTCGGTATGCACCCGTTCGTCTCGCAGGCGATCGGCTTCCTCGTCGCCATGGTCGCCTTCAAGGGCGCGCCGGGCTTCATCGCCGGCTGCAGTGCCGTCCTGGCCGAACTTCCCAGCAAGCTCAGCGAGCGCCTGCTCGCGCTCATTCCGCGAAAGGATCCAAAGTGATGCGCCAGCCCGACAAAGGATCGCGCGCCCCCATGAAGCGTAAGACACTGATCGGCACGATCGGTGCGGCAGCAGCCCTGATCGTCACGCCGTTCGTATCCGGATGGGAGTCCGGCGGAACGCCGCGGCTCGTCGCGTACCAGGACATCGTCAAGGTCTGGACGATCTGTGGCGGTGAGACGCTGGGCGTGAAGCCCGGCATGGTCGAGACGGTCGCGGGCTGCGAGCTGCGCGAGGAAGCCGCGCTCATTCGCCATGCCGAGCCGGTCTTGGCCTGTACGCCCGTCTTGCGCACGCACCCCAACCAACTCTCGGCCGCTATCAGCCTCGCCTATAATATCGGCACCGCCGGTTACTGCCAATCCACGGTCGCTCGCCGCTTCAAGGCTGGCGACTGGCGTGGTGGCTGCGACGCCTTCCTGATGTGGAACAAGGCGGGCGGAAAGGTGGTGCGCGGTCTCGACCGTCGGCGCCGTGCCGAGCGAGACCTCTGCATGAAGGAGTTGCCCCGATGATCCGCAAGCTGTTCGCCAAGGTGAAGGCCGAAGCCTTCTTCCTCGTCCTGCTCGCCGTCGCGGCGGTCGGCGCCTGGCTGTACGTCCAGTATCGACAGGTCAGCGCCGATCGCGATGACCTGCGGCACCGTGCCGAGCTAATCTGCGCCGGTTCGGGCACTGACTTCGCCGCGATGGGCAAGACCGCACGTGGCGTCCGCTGCGCGGAGAAGGTCGCCGGCCTCGTGAAGTTCAAGGGCGATAGCGACCAGCTCGCGGCATCAACGCTCGCCCAGGCGCTCGCCGATCACGACGCCCGTCAGAATAACGACACCCGCGCCGCACGCGCTGCTGCAGAGGCAGCAAGCTCGGCCGCACAACGAATGGAGATGGCAGATGCGCAAGCTGAACGGACGAACCTTGTCGATAGCGATTGGTTTCGCGCTGTTAACGGCGTTGCCGGCCTGCGCCCGGCACGCTGAGGCACCACCGCTCCTCGTGCCGACGCCGATTGTGGTCAAGGTGAAGGACACGCCGCCCGCCGAGTTGCTCAGGTGCGCGGAACGTCCGGACGGCTTGCCCGAGGATCCGTCGCTGATCGCGCAGATCCCGACGAAGATCCGCGCCGGCATCATACGCCTCGCACGTGCCTTCTCGGCCAACGCCGATCGCAGTGACCGCCTGGTCAACTGGAACGCGCCGGGCACCTGCAAGTGAAGAAGCCCGAGAGCCTCAAGGCGCTGCTGCTCGCCTCGGTGCCGGGGCTGTCGGACAAGCCCGAGAACCTGTCGATGTTCATCGACAAGGGCCGGATCGCTGCGCGCCTGACCGGTTCGCTCAGCTTCGAATACCGCTACACCGTCAATGTCGTCGTGCAGGATTTCGCCGGCGACGTCGACGCGCTGTTCGTGCCGCTGCTGGCATGGGTTGCCGACCAGCAGCCGGATCTACTCGAGCGCGACCAGCAGGAGCCTTTCAGCTTCGAGTCCGAGATCCTCGATGGCGATCTCGCAGACATCTCGATCGACCTCGAGCTGACCGAACGCGTGAAGGTCGCGCGTACCGACGCCGGCCTGGTCGTCACCCATCTCGACGAACCCAGCCGCGTCGACGAGTTCGCAGACGTCAGCGGCGTGGCGCTCTGGCAACTGCTGCTCGAGGACGTCACCGCCGGTACCACGACGATCGTCCCCGACCGGTGAGCGATTTCGCGGAGATCCAGACTCTCGCCGGTGCGCTGCTCCGCCAGCTCGGTGCCGGCGAGCGCCGGTCGCTGCTCCGCCGAATGGCGCGCGGGATCCAGAAGAGCCAGTCCGACAGGATCGGCCGGCAGAAGGACCCCGAGGGTGCCGCGTTCGCTGCTCGGCGCGAACGGAAACCGCTCAAGCCCGGCAACTACGCGGTCAAGTTCCTGTATCCCAAGGGGGACGCCAACCCGCGCGCGGTGTTCATGAAGAGCTGGGTCCACGACGGACCGATGATGACCGGGTTCGATATCGAGGCGGGCGGGATCCGCAGTTTTTTCTACGACAAGGTCGCAAAGTATATCCCTCTGGAGGCGGGCGAGGAAAACGCCGGCGCGGGCAAGCTCCGCCGTAGAGGCACGATCCGGCAGAAGGCGATGTTTCGAAAGCTGCGTAACGGCCGCAACCTGCGTGCCGGCGCAACGGATCTTGAAGCGTGGATCGGCTTCTCCGGTCGCGCGGCCGAGATCGCGCGCGTCCACCAGGAAGGCTTGCGCGAAAAGCCGTCTCGGCAAGGTCGCGCCGTTCGGTATGCGGAGCGCGGATTGCTCGGCCTCACCCAAGCCGATCAGTCCCGCGCGCTCGACATGTTGCTCGATCACGTCACCGGCTCGGTCTTGTAGAGAGCCTCTCTAAAAGACCCGACGATAGCCATTGCGCCCCGCGCGCGACGACATGTCCTGACCATGGCCGCAACCACCTCAACCACTGTCGATCTGTCGCGCCTTCCCGCGCCCATCGTCGTCGAGCAGCTCACGCTTGAGCAGATCGCTGGCGCAATGATCGCGAAGGTGCGCGAGCTGCTGCCCACTTTCGACGCGACGATCGACAGCGATCCCGCCGTGAAGGTCCTATGGGTCGCCGCCTACCGCGAACTGATCGTCCGCCAAGCCTTTCAGGACGGCGCGCTGCAAAACTTCGTGGCCTATGCCACCGGGGCACGGCTCGATCATCACGCCGCCCTGGTCGGCGTCACCCGCCAGATTGTTACGCCAGCCGATGCGATGACCGGTGCCGCGGCCGTCTACGAGGATGACGATCGTCTGCGCCAGCGCATCGTCCTCGCGCCCGAGGGCTTCTCGGTTGCCGGCCCGGTGCTGGCCTACGTCAAGCACGCGAAAGATGCGTCGGTCGACGTCCTCGACGCCAGCGCGACAACGCCAGCGCCGGGCGAAGTCCTGGTAACCGTCCTGTCCCGCGAAGGCGACGGCACCGCGTCGGCCGAGCTGCTGGCGAAGGTTGCCGCGATCGTCACGGACGACGCCATCCGGCCGCTCGGCGACTATGTCACCGTCGCGTCCGCCACGGTCGTTCCCTACGTCGTCACCGCACGGCTCATCACCTTTGCAGGTCCCGATCCCGATCTGATCGTTGCTGCAGCGCGCACCGCTCTGACCACGTTCCTTGCGGAAAATCGTCGGCTCGACCGGACGATCACGCGCACCGGCCTCACGACCGCACTCAGCCCGGCCGGCGTCCACCGCGTGGATCTCGATCTGCTCGCCGACATCGTTTGCACGCCAACCCAGGTGGCGAACTGCACCGCAATCAACGTCACGCACGGCGGGTACGCGTCGTGAGCCTGCTGCCGCCCAACGCCACGCCTCTCGAACGCGCGCTCGAGGCGGCTATGGCGCGCATCGGTGACATCACCGCGCCCATCGATACGCTGCTCGATCCGATGTCGATCGACATCGACTGGCTGGCGTGGCTGGCATGGGGGCTCTCGCTCGATAGCTGGGACGCCGACTGGACCGAGGCGGTCAAGCGTCAGGCGGTATCCCAATCAATCGCGCTGCACCGGGTAAAGGGCACCCGCATGTCGGTCGAGGCGGTGCTGCGTCGCTTCGATCATCTGCTGCGCGTCGTCGAATGGCACGAGACGGTGCCGCGCGGGACGCCACACACGTTCGAGATCATCCTTCCGCTAGCCGTAGGAGATACCGCGCCGGGCGGTACGCGCTCGACCGCGGCGTTCACTGAGGCGGTCATTCGCGAGGTGACCCGCGTGAAGCCGCTGCGCGAGCACTTCGCGTTCGTCCAGCAGCTCACCGTCGCCGGCGTCGTCGGGGTCATGGGTGCCGCGCGCGCCGTCCAGTTCCTGCGCGAAGACGCCGCGCTCGGTACCGCCCCGATCGCGCCGTGGGCCGCGTACATCCAGACCGAAGATGGCGAGCCCCTGGAAAACGACTTCGGCGATTTTATCGAGGACGCTGCCTGATGGCTCTCACGCTCACCATGACGAATGCCGGGCTAGCCCGGTTCACGGCCACGCAGCTCGGCAACGGTGCAGATCTCCGGATCTCGGCGGTCGGCATCACCGACAACGCGATCGTCGTTGCGCCGACACTTACGGCGCTGCCAGGCGAGTTCCGCCGCATCGACACGATCTCCGGCGCGCAGGTCGGCAACAACATCGTCCACCTGATCGTCCGCGATGACGCGCTGTTGAGCTATGGCTTCCGCGCACTCGGGCTTTACCTATCGGACGGCACGCTGTTCGCGGTCTACGGCCAGGCCGAGCGGATCATGCAGAAGTCGTCGGCCGCGGCAAACCTGTTCGCGATCGACATTGCCTTCCCGGCCGCCAACGTCGCGAGCGTCAGCTTCGGCAACACCGACTTCCTCAATCCGCCCGCGACGACGG